GTCAAGGATATGAAACCAGTTCTCTCGGGTCCGGTAGAGATAAAGAAAGCCAACGAGTTACAGGTTGGCGGCGAGCACTATCGCAGCATGACGGTGCAGCCGTGGGATGCACTTGAAGCGTGGCTTACGCCGGAAGAGTTCCGGGGTTACCAGAAAGGAGTTGCCATTGCGTACCTCGCACGGGAGCGCAAGAAGGGCGGTACTCAAGATATTGAGAAGGCCATGCACCACCTGATGAAGCTGGTTGAGTCTGACGTCTTTGAGGGCGCGAGGGGCTGATGGACTTAATCACGGTGGACTTTGAGACGTTCTACGATCAGGACTTCTCGCTAAGTAAGTTGACCACCGAGGAGTATATCCGCGATCCTCAGTTCGAAGTTATCGGGCTGGGGATCAAGGTCAACGACGGCGAGACGGAGTGGGCTAGTGGAACGCCTGAGCAGATTGAAAGATACCTTAAACGGTTTAACTGGGCAGAGTCTGCGGTACTGGCTCACAACACTATGTTTGACGGCGCTATATTATCTTGGTGTTTTGATATTCGCCCTCGCCTGTGGCTTGACACTCTGTGCATGGGCCGTGCTCTACACGGCGTGGAAGTGGGTGGAAGCCTCAAAGCAATGGCCGAACGCTACGGCATCGGTGAGAAGGGGACCGAAGTTCTTAACGCCAAAGGAAAGCGCCGAGGGGACTTCGCCCCCGACGAGCTAGGACGCTACGGAGACTACTGCGTCAACGACGTAGACCTTACCTACAAACTTTTTAAGCTCATGGGCAAAGGCTTTCCGAAGACGGAGCTGAAGCTCATTGACCTCACCCTCCGCATGTTCATCGAACCGAAGCTAGACCTCGACCTGCTGCTTCTGGAGCAACATCTTTATCAGGTGAAGCAACGGAAGGAGGAGCTGCTGGCGAGTGTCGGCGTCGATAAGAAAGAGCTGATGAGCAACCCGAAGTTCGCTGACCTACTACGGAATCTCGGTGTCGAACCCCCCATGAAGACCAGCCTTACCACGGGTAAGGAAACCTACGCCTTCGCCAAGTCAGATGAAGAGTTCAAGGCGCTGCAGGAACACGAAGATGATCGCGTCCAAGCTCTTGTGACGGCGCGTTTGGGTACAAAAAGTACCCTGGAGGAGACGCGCACTCAGCGGTTCATCGACATCGCCAAACGGGGCCTGCTGCCCGTCCCGGTGCGGTACTACGCTGCTCATACGGGGCGTTGGGGTGGTGATGACAAGATCAACATGCAGAACCTACCGTCCCGTGGGCCTAATGCTAAGAAGTTGAAGAGCAGCATCATAGCACCGTCGGGGCACCTGCTGATCGACGCCGACTCTGCCCAGATCGAAGCGCGGGTGCTGGCATGGATGGCGGGGCAGGATGACCTCGTGCAAGCGTTCTTCAATAAGGACGACGTGTACAAGCAAATGGCTTCCCGCATCTACAACAAACCTGTTGACGAGATCACCAAGGACCAGCGGTTCGTAGGCAAGACCACGATTCTCGGTGCGGGCTATGGCATGGGAGCCGTGAAGTTTCAGGCTCAGCTCAAGACCTTTGGCTATGACATGGACCTCGACGAGTGCCGCCGGGTTATCAATGTGTACCGGGAAGCTAACTGGCGGATCAGTCAGTTTTGGCGCGAGGCGCAGCGGGTCATCGAAGGACTGCAACGGGGCGAGTCTACGGCCTTTGGTGTCAACGGGTTACTAGAAGCTGTGGGGTCTGAATCCGCTATACGTCTGCCTTCCGGCCTGCTCATGCGCTACGACGAGCTGAGCTTTGAACCGGGAGAGCGTGGGCCCGAGTACAGCTACAAGACCCGACGAGGCCGAACCCGCATCTATGGTGGAAAAGTTACAGAGAACGTCTGCCAAGCCGTCGCTAGGTGTATTATCGGGGAACAGATGCTACGCATTTCTAAGCGTTACCGCGTAGTGCTGACCGTGCACGACTCCATTGTCTGCTGCGTCCCTGAGGAAGAGGTGCAGGAGGCACAAGCGTTTGTTGAGGCCTGCATGCGGTGGGTACCTGACTGGGCCAAGGGCCTGCCCATCGACTGCGAGTCCGGTATCGGTAAGAGCTACGGAGACTGCGAATGAGTTCAGAAGCGAAGATAAAAATGATTACACGCGAGTGGCCTAATCTGGATGCAGAAGGTTTGGACTCTGAGCACGAGTTCAAGCCGATAGACCCGCAGGAGTTCGAACGCGCCCTGATATGGCTGGCAATCAAGAAAAAACGGCGCAAGTCCTTAAACCGGACGTGCTCTAGCTATGGGCTGAAGCATTTAGCGTCTAGGGAGCTAGCGGACGTGCAAGAAGACGTGCCCCTCTTTGCGGACGGGAACACCTACATCTCTAACGGGGCCTTTATCTGCGCTGCAATATACCTTGGCTACAAAGTGGAGAAGGCACACAAGTCACCCAACGCATACATTAATATAGGAAACATATTCTAGCTAGGTAAGGTATCAGCCAATGAGCGTAGCCCCGTGGTCGTTCAGTAAGATCAAAGCCTTTGAGAAGTGCCCGAAGCAGTTCTACCACCTCAAGGTGGCGAAGAATTACACGGAGCCGGAAACGGAGGCCATGCTGTACGGCACGGAGTTCCATGAAGCTTGTGAGCTGTACGTCCGTGATGGTAAGGAGTTACCGGGACGCTTTGAGTTTGCACGGGGCATGTTAGATGCTCTGATCGCGAAGCCCGGCGAAAAGCTGTGCGAGTACGAGCTGGGGCTGACGGAAGACCTGCAGCCCTGTGGTTTCAAGGACGAGAACGTGTGGTTCCGTGGCATCGCTGACCTTATCGTGTTGGACGGTGACACGGCCTACGTCGTCGATTACAAGACGGGGCGGAACACGCGCTATGCTGACACCGGACAGCTAGAGCTAATGGCGCTGGCGGTGTTCAAGCACTTCCCCGAGGTGCAGAAGGTGCGCGGTGGGTTACTGTTCGCCATCGCTGGCAAGATGATTAAGGACCGCTATGCGCGGGAGCAGGAACCGGATTTATGGGCCAAGTGGTTGTCCGACTTTGGACGCATGAAGAAGGCGTTTGAGTTGGGTGTGTGGAACCCTAATCCGAGCGGCCTATGCCGTCGTCACTGTGCGGTGCTTGAGTGTCCGCACAACGGGAGGAATTGAGATGCCGTATGTAAGAAAGAAGCGCCCGTACAAGAAAGAGTACCAGCAGCAAAAGGCTCGTGGTGAGCATGAGGACCGCATGGAGCGCCAACGTGCGCGGCGAGCTATCGACAAGGAAGGCGTGGACCGCAACAAGAACGGTAAAGCCGACAAGCGTGAGGGCAAGGATGTTAGCCACAACAAGCCTCTCAGCAAAGGTGGCACCAACAAGGACGGCGTGAAGATCGAAAGCCGCAGTGCGAACCGCAGCCGCAATTATAAGAAGAAAGGGCCAAAGAAATAACTTATGGAGATCATCAAGAACGCAGCGGTGCTGCTTAACCTGCGGCACCCGCAGAAGGTTACGACTGTCATCCCGAAAGCCAAGCTCATCGACGACAATCGGGTCGTGGTCAAGTGGGGTATAGACGAGGCACATGTTCTCAGGAACCTAAATATCCGAGTGCCGTCCCCCATTGAGGGGCAGTACGACTGGCCGGGACAGTACGCACCCTTCGCGCATCAGAAGACCACGGCTGCGTTCTTGACCATGCACCGCCGGGCTTTTTGCTTTAACGAGCAGGGCACGGGTAAGACCGCTTCAGCGATATGGGCGGCGGACTTTCTGATGAAGCAAGGCAAGGTTAAGCGCGCCCTTGTGGTGTGCCCCCTGTCGATCATGGACTCTGCGTGGCGGGCGGACCTGTTTAACTTCGCCATGCACCGCACCGTAGACATCGCCCATGGGGCCAAGGACAAGCGACGCAAGATCATCGAGAGCGACGCAGAGTTCGTGATAATTAATTACGACGGGCTGGAAATCGTGCAGGACGCTCTGGACGCTGGCGGCTTTGACCTCATCATCGTGGACGAGGCGACGCACTACAAGAACCCGCAGACCAAACGCTGGAAGACTCTCAACAAGTTGTTAAAGCCAGACACTTGGCTGTGGATGATGACCGGTACCCCTGCTGCTCAGTCCCCTGTCGATGCTTTCGGCCTTGCGAAGATGGTCAACCCGCAAGGTATACCGAAGTTCATGGGTACGTTTCGCGATCAAGTGATGCACCAAGTCACGCGCTTCAAGTGGATACCGAAAGAGAACTCCACCGAGGTGGTGTACCGGGCCTTGCAGCCAGCTATACGCTTCACCAAGGAGCAGTGCCTAGACCTGCCCGACATGACCTATACCAAACGTGAGGTGCCACTCACATCTCAGCAGAAGAAGTACTACGATATTCTTCGCGAGCGCATGATCCTGCAAGCATCGGGGGAAGAGATCACCGCAGCCAACGCGGCGATCATGATGAACAAGCTGATGCAGATAAGTTGTGGTGCGGTCTACACCGACGATGGAGAGACGCTAGAGTTCGACATCAAGCACCGCTACAACGTGTTGAAAGAGGTGATCGACGAGTCCAGTCAGAAGATATTGGTGTTCGTACCGTTCAGGCACGTCATCGACATTCTTGCAGAGCGACTAAAGAAAGACGGTATCACCAGCGACATCATCCGGGGCGACGTGTCCGCCAGCAAACGGACGGAGATATTCAAGCGGTTCCAGACGCAGGACGACCCCCGAGTGCTCATCATTCAGCCGCAGGCAGCGGCCCATGGGGTAACCCTTACCGCCGCGAACACTGTCGTGTGGTGGGGCCCTACGAGTTCCTTGGAGACCTATGCTCAAGCCAATGCCCGGGTGCACCGCTCGGGGCAGAAGCATAAGTGCACCGTGGTCCAGCTCCAAGGCTCTGCCGTAGAGAAACGTGTTTATGCTTTATTAGACGGGCGTATAGATATACATACGAAAATGATAGATTTGTACAAGGAGATACTTGACTAGGTAGTTTTTATCATTTATTGTCACGGACTCTTGAGAGGAGAACCCGCATGACACAATCTATACCGCTTGAGAAGTTGACTAAAGCGTACATCAAGTTACGCGAGCAGCGGTCCCAGTTGGCTGCTGACTTCCGTGCTCAAGACGGAGTGCTACTGGCTCGGCAGGACAAGATCAAGGAAGCCCTGCTGGACCACTGCAAGGAACATAACGTCGAGAGCGTTAAGACCACCGAGGGCACGTTCTACCGTCAGGTGAAGCGCCGTTATTGGACCAGCGACTGGGAGTCTATGTACAAGTTCGTGCTTGAGCATCAGCTCCCCGAGTTCTTTGACAAGCGCCTCAACCAGAAGAACGTGGGGCAGTTCTTGGAGGATAACCCCGAAATGGTTCCACCGGGGTTGAATGTGGAATCTGAGTACGTTGTATCCGTACGGAAAAAATAGGAGTGCTTATGGGCCCGAAGTATGTAACAACCGAAGAGCTTGCCGCTCACTTCGCAGTGTCGGTGCAGACCGTGCGCGGGTGGGTTAGGAGCAAGAAGTTGCCTGCTGGGACGTATATCAAGGTGGGCAACACCTACCGTTTCGATTTGCAGGACATCGAAACAACCCTTCGTGCTACTGCCAGTGCACCGAAGCAAAAAGAACCGGAGCTGGCCCCTACGCAAGACCTGTTCAGTGATGGCGGGGAAGACGAGGTTACCCTCGCGCCGTTACCAGAAGAGGACCCTCTTGCTGGCCTATCCGCTGACGATGATCTTTGAGGAGAACGTTTATGAGTGATGTAGATGTGTTCAAAGGCAACTCGCTGGTCAGCAGTGACTTGTTTGCGAAGCTGAAAGAACTTAACGACAACCTGTCCGGTGGTGCTGGCAGCGGCTCACAAAATCGCCGAATCAGCCTGCGTGGTGGCAAGTTCCGTCAGGTAGTGAACGGCGAAGAGATGCGGGTCAGCAAGAACGACTCCATGGAAATGGTCATCATCGACGCAGCCAAGATCGCTAGGACCTACTACGAAGGGACTTATGATCCCAAAAACCCTGAGCCGCCCGTGTGCTGGTCTGCGGACACCAACACCCCCGCACCTGAGGTACCGGAAGATCAGCGTCAGGCATCGCGTTGCATGGACTGCCCTCAGAACGTGAAGGGTTCCGGTGCTGGTCAAGGCCGTGCGTGTCGTTTCTCGCAGCGTCTTGCCATCGCCTTCCCGCAAAAGCTCGGTGAGGTGTACCAGCTCCAGCTCCCCGCTACGTCTATTTTCGGCGAAACGAAGGACAACAAGATGCCGATGCAAGCCTACGCGAAGTTTCTCCGTGCTAACGATATGCCCGCTGTGGCTGTCGTAACGGAGATGTACTTCGACGAGAACAGCGAAGTTCCCAAGCTGTTCTTCAAGCCCGTACGTCCGCTCACGGAAGAGGAGCTGGAAAAAGCTCTTGAGATGCGCGAGCATCAGGACACGAAGCGGGCCATCACCATGACTGTCGCACAGACCGATGGTGTCCAAAAGGTGACGGTGCAAGAACAAGCACCCAAGCCCGCTCCCAAGCGGCGCGCCAATGCTATCGAGGAGGCAGAGGCCGTCGAAGACGAAGCTGTCGAGGAGCCGAAGAAGGCCGTGAAGAAGAATGCGGCCCCGCCTCCGGCACAAGATGAAGCACTCGACGACATCGTTGATTCACTTTGGGACGACTAAGAGTCCCCCGCACCGCGACTAGGCTAACGCCGAAAAGGGTACTGCAGCGCCCCTGTCGCGGTGTCTCTATCAATCAGGTGGGATATGGACACAAGACAATTTTTGCAGCGTGTGCTGGGGGGAGAGGGTCGCTATTGCACCTTCGCAGCTCGCAAGACTGACGAGAGCCTGCGGCAAGATTTTCACACCTCCATCGATGAAGTCATAGCTAGGGCCAACGAGTTAGACGAAGCTGGGTACGACACCTTTTTTGCCCTCGCTACCTTTGGACCCGAAAACAAGCGGACCGTAGAGAACGCCATTGAATTGCGGTCGTTCTTTCTCGACATCGACTGTGGGCCGGGCAAGCCCTACGCAACGCAGATGGAGGGTATCGAAGCCCTCCAGAAGTTCTGCAAACAACTTAGTCTGCCGAAGCCCCAGCTCGTTAGCTCGGGGCGTGGTGTGCACGTCTACTGGCCCACTACCGAAGCGGTTTCGGTGGAGCGCTGGCGGGATGTAGCTGAGCGCCTGAAGCGGGCCTGTGCGTCTAAGGGGCTGGAAGTTGATGCTGCCGTAACGGCTGACGCCGCACGAATACTGCGGGTGCCTGGGACGCATCACTACAAGGGTGACCCCAAGCTGGTCGAACTTCTCGGCAAGGAGTT